TGGCCCGAGCTTGCCGCCGCGCCCACCCTCGCCGCGCAGCAGGAGGGGGCTGGCCATGTGTAGGCATCTGGTAGCCCTGCTGCCGATCAGTATCGGCAACCGTTTAGCCCATCGTCGTAGTAGACGAGTCCCGTCGCGTTCCGGATCTTTCATCGGGGGTCGGGGTGCGCATTTGCTTCTGCCGCGCGGCTCCAGGGGCAGGAGGCTATTGCCCGGGTGGGCCTTGCCTCTGTTTATCCGTCGAGTTGTTAAGGAGCGAGCCTGGGCCGGCTGGGGATTGCTTGGCCGGTGGGGCGTTGGAAGAATTATCGATAAATCGATATTTAAAATCAATCGATTTATCGATATTTTTGCTGTGCATCTTCCCTTTTGATGCGTGGGGATCATCTGATGAGTCCTAAAGAATTTTCGTTAGGCAGTGCGAGGACAGAGCTGCTCGTACCCAGCCGCTTAGGTGAGCGCAGCGTTTTTTCGACGGGTCGTCTTGGAAATTTTCATTTCGATGAAATCCTCGACTTCTTCTTTGGCCCGCCTATCAAGCACGGCGTAGGCATCAGGGGGAATCCGGGGACTGAAGGGCCATTGCTCGTGCGTAGTGCTCGATCCAGGGGGTTGATCAGTCGCGTGCATTGGCCCGTCACCATCCGCGAGCCACCGTGCATTGACGCCGTATATGTACGCAAGGCGAGGCGTATACGTGGAGGAAGCACTCCCATCGCTCTCCAAGTCAGACAGGGTCGATTGCGACATGCCCGCTCTTTTAGCGGCCGCTGCTTGGGTGAGGTTTGCATCCTTGCGCGCTTGGCGCAGTCGTCGTCCGAATGAGTCCATATCGGAATTCTGATATAGATTGCCTTCGATTTGCCGATTGACCATATATCGATTAATCGATAATCTAAAACCATGAATTGGAAACTGATCATTCAAGAACTTTGCTCCGAAGGGTTAACCCAGGTGCAAATTGCGCAGGAGGTAGGTGTGAAGCAATCAACCATTGCTGGGATTCTCGCTGGCGCGCAACGTGATTTGCGCTGGACCTACGGTGAAAAGTTGCGGCGTCTGCATCGTCGGGTTGTTGGTCGTTGCAAGCGTGTAATTCCCGCCCCCCCCGCCGCGCAGCAGGAGGTAGGGTGATGCGTGATGCTGTCCGCCAGCGGGATTTGGATCGCATGACGGTGTTGGTTGCAGGGCTTGGGCGCAGGTTTTTCACCATTGTTTCTAGAGACGTTGCGGCGTCGATCAGCAGGAGGGGGACGCATGGATAACGAAAAAGACTGGCTCAAGTTTTATGAGGGCTTACTGGGCATTGATCCAAAGCTGCTGTTGAGTCCAAAGGACGCAGCGCTTGTTCGAGAAGCTCGTCGAGGGCGCGAACGGCGTTGTCGCTGGCGGTGGTTGCGAGCGAATTGGCAACGGATTGTTCGCGCATGCGGTGGGCGATTCGCACGAATTCATCCTTCTGAGGGTGGGAAGCGATGAGAGCAAGGATCGGTCCCCCGATATTTGACTCATCCAGGAGAGTTCCATGAGGGACGCCAAGGCGGGAGACATCCCGCACGAAATCCAACGCGACGTGGTTGCGGCGGCGGTTGAAGTGGCGGCGGATATGGCCCGCCAGACGTCGGACGGCGATGTTAAGAAAGCGGCCCGCGCCGTTGCCGAGGCGGGCGTTCTTGCTTGGCGAATCGTGAGCCCTGTGGACACAGCCGCAGGGCTTTCGGAAACCGCAACCGGGGCTGTCCAGGTTCGGCCTGGAGGCAGCGCGGCTGTCGTCAGCGATTTGCTTTCTGACAGTTTGAATGGATCTTGCTCAGGCCACGGAGCGCTGAAGAACTTTACCGCGTCTGAGATCGAATCTGGGCGGCGAGATCTTGAAGCGCACGTTCTGTGGCGCGTTGACGTTGTTCGATCTCGTCGATCTGCTTCGCGAGGGCAAGCAGCCCGTAATTCAGGTTCCACGCAAGTGGATCGCGATTTGCCGAGCCGAGGCGCTTGATGTTGTCCTCGAAGAACTTTGTCACCGTTGTCATGAGAACCCCTCCTGTGGGGAAAGTGGGTTGTGGTTGGTCGCCACGCCCGGATGCTCCGGGCACTGCCGATCGTAGCCGCAGGACGGGGTTCTCGCCAGTTAAGGGCTGCCATAGCTCAATGCACCGTCGCGCAAAAGGCTTCAGCGCTTTCAAGCGCGCGCCGGTCGCGCTCCGTGGCCAGCTTCTGGAAAAGCTCCATCACCGTTTTTTCGGATGGATCGGTAAAGCGCCGGCGGGCGATGCCTTGGGCAGTTTCAAGCAGTTTTTCGGTTTCGGACATGAATCACTCGCTCTTTGTGAATAAGGAAATACTCGATGAGCACCCAAACAGTTTCTCCCGATGAAATTGAAAGCACACGCAAGATTGCTGAAAGACTTCGCAGCGAGATTGGTAGCGCGATTTCACTGTTTACCCAGGCTCGTGCAGCCGATTTCATGGGCATATCAGCCAGCACTGTGAACCGAATCGTCGCGGACGATCTGGACAAGGTGTGCCACCTGATGGCGGCCATTGGCTGGCAGTTCGCGCCGATTGACGCAATGGTGGTGAGCAAGGCGCAGCTTGAGGCCTACGAGGAGTTCGCCTACGAGTACCTGCGGCCGAAGGTCGAAGCCCGGAGGCGTGGCTGACATGACGCACCCACTGGCCCGCCTGGCTGGGCAACTGTGCGCTCGCGCCGACTTTCGCGCCTTCTGTGGCTCTGCCACTGCCGATGAGGCAGCCGCCTATATTCGCCGCGTGTGCTGCATCGAATCGCGCCGCGAGTTGGACCACAACCCCCCAGGTCCGCGACAGGTTTCACACGCTGATCCGCAGGCCGTTTGCTTATAGGACGGGCCGATGAACTATTACCCGCATCACATCGGTGACTTCAACAGTGCCACCCGTCACCTCACGCGCCTTGAGCGATCGGTGTACCGGGACATGCTCGACCTGTATTACGACACCGAACAGCCGTTGACACGAGACCTTGGCGCTCTGTGCCGTCTGCTTATCGCCCGTTCCAACAAAGAACGAACAGCTGTTGAACAGGTGTTGAACGAGTTCTTTACGGAAACCGAGCAAGGATGGCGTCATTCGCGCTGCGAGGCTGAAATTGAGAAGTATCACGCTCAACGCGAGGCGAAATCTGCCGCAGGGAAAGCAAGCGCAGCAAAAAGAGCCCAGAAAACGCAACGACCGATCAACACCAGTTCAACGGCTGTTCAACAGCCGTACAACGACTGTGCAACTAACCAGAACCAGAACCAGAACCAGAACCAAAAACCAATAAAAGAAACACCCCCTAACCCCCGCAAGCGGGGGCAGTCTTTCGACGCTGCCGCGATTGACCTGCCGGACTGGCTCGACCGTGAGACCTGGGCGGCATGGGTTGCTGACCGCAAGGCCCGCAAGAAGCCGATCACCGAGAAAGCCGCCGAGTTGCAGATCAAGCAGCTTGCAGACCTCATGCGGCAAGGGCATGCGCCTGCCGCCGTGATTGCTCACAGCATTGCCAGTGGCTACCAGGGGCTGTTCGCTCCCAGCGCGTCAAACCGTGCCCCCCCGACTGGCAAGGCCCAACGCCTGGCCGACTGGAACGACGAGTTGCGGGATGTGCTGGCCGAGGGTGGCCGTCCGGCCGAGATTTTCATGGGGACGATTGATGCAACTCACTGACCACCACATGACATTGCTTGGTGCTTTGGTCATCAACGAAATGCGGCTGATGTACGGCACGAAGTTCGGCCAGCAGTGGCAGGGGCTGACGGCGCGAGAGCTGAAGGATTCCTGGGATCAGAAGCTGTCCGGTCTGACCGAGCGCGAAGTCCGAACTGGCCTGACCGCCTGCCTGACCCGTGACTGGCCGCCGAGCTTGCCCGAATTTCTGCGTTTGTGCCGCCCGTGGATGAATCCCGAGGTGGCCTACCACGAGGCGGTCGTGGGGATGGCATCGCGCCGTCGAGGCGACATGGGCACGTGGTCGCATCCGGCGATTTACTGGGCTGCTGTCCATGTTGGACCGCATGACTTGCTCAACAGCACGTACAGCGTGATGAAAACGCGCTGGGAGCGGGCTTTTGGCGACGAGCTGGCCAAGGGGCAATGGCACGGCATCCCGGAGGTGCGCGAGGCCTTGCCGGCCCCAGGCCAGACCCAGGCCACCCGCGAAGAGGCTGCCGCTGCGCTCAAGGCTATGGGCGCAGACAAGGTTTTTGAGCCCAAACGGCCACGAGATCCGCGCGGATGGGCCAAAAAGATTCTGGACGAGCAGGGGCGGAAGGGTAGCAAGCGCTACGCGTTCGCCACGCTGACGCTGGCAAAGCGGGCGCTGGGCCTTGAGCTGAATCCGGGGGAAGCATGATTTCCCTTCTCCTGCCCTGGCCGCCCAAAGAGCTGAGCCCCAACTTCCGGGGCCATTGGGCGTCTATTTCCCGAGCGAAGAAAGTCTACCGCATCGCGGCGTGCCTGACGGCCATGAAGGCGTTGCGCCACGCAGAGAGCTTTGACCGTTTCAAGGGCGTGCGCATTACCTACGAGTTTTGCCCACCGACTGCGAGAGCCTACGACCGGGACAACCTGGCGGCACGGATGAAGGCGGCCACAGACGGAATCTCGGACGCGCTGGGTATGAATGACCGCGGCTTTCACTTCGCGCCCGTTGCGATTGGCTGCAAAGAGAAGGGCGGGCTCGTTCGCGTAACCATTGAATCGCTCAAGGAGAGCGTATGAGCCATTACAGGAAAGATCGAGGCTGGACGCACGGTCTGTTGCCACGTGATGCAATAGCTCTGTTAAAGCGGGCGGTAGCCACGCCCGTTACGGCAAGCGATCCGTTGTTACGAATCAAGACGGTAGAGCGAGCGATTCAGCAAGTGAAGTGGAAGTATCCATGGCACTTCCGAGATTGATCGGTGAGGGAGCTCGGACTAAGGCTGTAACGGTGAATGATGCCGGCTTGCGGGTGGGCGAAGATCATCCGAATGCCAAGCTCACGGATGGTGAGGTTGAGCGGATTCGCTCGTTGCATGAGGACGGCTTGAGCTACCAGACCCTGGCCGAGAAGTTTGAGATCAGTAAGGGCGCCGTGGCTAAGATATGCCGCTATGAGCGGCGCGGGCAGTTCGCGGTGCGCGTCAAGATCGTGCTCGTTCGTTGACGGCACTCATCGCGCGCGGGGTCCGAGGCCACTGAGCCGACGGGTGCCCGTGCTTTCGGTGACACGAGCAAAACTGCGCCCATGAAGAAAGTTTTGACCTACACTGAAGCCATTGCAACCGAAATCTGTGACCGCATCGCGGACGGCGAGCCGCTGCGCCAAATCTGCCGCGACGAACACATGCCGGCATGGCGCACGGTGTACCACTGGATTGAGGCCCGCTCCGAGTTTGCCGAGCGCATGGAGCGCGCTCGCCGTGTCGGCTTTGATGCTATCGCCGAGGAAGCCCTTGAAATCGCCAACACGCCGCAGACCGGCGAAGAGACCGAGCAAGAGGGGTCGAAGTTTAGGGTCAAGCGCGGCGACATGCTGGGCCACCGCAAGCTGCAAGTCGAAACACGCCTGAAGCTCTTGGCAAAGTGGCATCCGACGAAGTACGGCGACAAGACCAGCATGGAATTGACGGGTGCGGGCGGCGGGCCGGTGCGGATTGACGAGACTCAAGCCGCTGCGCGCCTGTGCGCGTTGGCTGCTATTGCTCGGGCCCGCCGGGTATCGCAAGAGGCGGACGATCCCGCCGGGGGTCTGGTGTAGTGGACATGGATCTGTCAGTTGCTGAGGTCCGTGATCTGTTGCCTTACTTAACGCCAGCAGAGCGGGCCGAGTTGGACGCCATTCTCGTGGCGGATATGGCCCGCGTTCTTTGGCGTCCGCTGCCTGGTCCGCAACTGATGGCGTACGAATCCCAGGCTGACATCACGGGCTACGGAGGCGCGGCGGGTGGTGGCAAGACCGACCTGGCCGTGGGGCTTACTCTCACGGCGCATGACCGCACGCTGTTCATGCGGCGCGAGAAAGCGCAGAGCGAGGGCTTTGTGCAGCGCCTGGCCGAAGTGCTGGGCAACACGGAAGGCTACAACTCGCAAAAGGGCTTCTGGCGACTGCCCGGTGGGCGGTTGTGCGAGGTCGGCGGTCTGGATAATCCGGGCGATGAGAACCGCTGGCGGGGGCGACCGCACGATCTGATAGTGTTGGACGAGGCCACCGAGCTGCGCGAGCACCAGGCGCGTTTCGTGCTGGGCTGGAACCGCACGACCAAGGCTGGTCAGCGGTGCCGCGTGCTGATGACGTTCAACCCGCCGACCACGGTAGAGGGCCGCTGGGTGGTCGAATACTTTGCGCCGTGGCTCGACCCTAAACATCCGCATCCGGCCAAACCCGGCGAACTGCGGTGGTTTGCAGTTATTGACGGCAAGGAGGTCGAGGTCGAGGGCGGTGCACCCTTTGCGCACAACGGCGAGACCATCGTGCCTCGATCGCGCACGTTCATTCCCTCACGCATTGCCGATAACCCGTTCCTCATGGGGACGGGTTATGATTCTGTGCTGCAATCGTTGCCCGAGCCGTTGCGCAGCCAGATGTTGTACGGCGACTTCAACGCGGGCATTGAAGACGACCCGTGGCAGGTCATCCCGACCGCGTGGGTAGAGGCCGCGCAGGCGCGGTGGAAGCGGCCCGATAGGCTCGCACCGATGGACAGTCTCGGCGTGGACGTGGCGCGCGGCGGACGCGACAAAACGATCCTCGCTCGGCGTCACGGCTGGTGGTTTGACGAGCCGCTGGTCTATCCTGGCAAGGACACGCCGGACGGTCCGACTGTGGCCGGTCTGGCCATCAGTGTGCTGCGCGACCATGCGGTCATTCACCTGGACGTGATCGGTGTTGGGGCTTCTCCGTATGATTTTCTTGTCACGGCCAAGCAGCAGGTCGTCGGCGTCAATGTCGCTGAGGCCGCGTGCGGCACGGACAAATCGGGCCGGTTGCGCTTTTTCAACCGGCGCAGCGAGTTGTGGTGGCGGATGCGCGAGGCCCTTGATCCGATCCACAACACGGGCATCGCGCTGCCGCCTGATCCGCGGCTGCTGGCCGACCTGACCGCTCCCACGTGGTCGCTGTCCGGCGCAACGCTCAAGGTGGCGAGCCGCGAGGACATCATCGATAAGATCGGTCGTTCGCCGGACTTTGGCAGCGCCTACGTGCTCGCGCTCATGGATACGCCCAAGCGCGCAGCCGTCGAGGCGCTGGGCCAGGCGCGCAGCCGGCTGGATTACGACCCCTACGCGCGCATGTAGCGGGGTGCCCGTGCCTTGCGCGGTCGCCGCTACTTTACGCGGCATGGAAACCGCAATCGTCCGCCGCGTCGCCTTTGCGGAATTGGCCGACGCGTCCACCTTCGCCAGTCTGTGCGCTGAATACGCGCAGGAATCGGCAAATGCCGACCTCGCCGGGCGCGCGCCTGACCACCACGCCTATGCCGGCATGGAAGCCGCAGGCGTGGCGCACTTTCTCGGCGTATTCCGGGGTGAGGAACTGGTGGGCTTTGCCTGCTTGCTGGTCACGCCGGTACCGCACTTCCAGGGCCGGTTGATCGGAACCACCGAATCCATCTTCGTGGCCGCGGCGCATCGGCCTGGCGGTGCCGGCATAGCGCTGCTGCGCGCCACCGAGGCGCTGGCGCGCGACCTGGGCGCTACCGGCTTGTACGTGTCCGGCCCGGCCGGGGGCCGTCTGGTGCGGTTGCTGCCCGCTGCCGGTTACCGCGAAACCAATCGGACGTTTTACCGGGGGTTGTACGCATGACTACCCTCGTTGCCTCTGGCCTGCACCTGCCGGCGATGTCGGTCGAGGCTATTGAGCGCGTGCGCCGCCTGGAAGGTGCGCTCGCGAAACTGCCGCAGGTCGAGATTCCCACGGCGCACCTGTTCCACGCTGGGGTGTATGCGCGAACCATCCGTATCCCGGCCGGCGTCGTCCTGACCGGTGCGCTCATCAAGGTATCCACGGTGCTGATTTTCAGCGGGCACGCCACCGTGTTCATCGGCGGCGAGGCCGTCGAACTGCACGGCTATCACGTCATCCCGGGCAGTGCTGGCCGCAAACAGGCATTCGTGGCGCACGCCGACACCGATCTGACCATGCTGTTCCCCAGCGAGGCGCGATCGGTGGCTGAGGCCGAGGCCCAATTTACCGACGAAGCCGATCTGCTGCTGTCGCACCAGCAGGGGGCTGGAACCATCACTTTCACGGGGGAGTAGAACATGTCAGGAGCCGTTACCGCTGTTGCCGTGGGTAGTGCGGTCGGTCTTGGTGCGAGTGCCCTAGGCGCTAGTGCACTCGCAGCTGGCGCACTAGGTATAGGGACTGGTCTTGCAACGATGCAAGGCCAGCAGGTAAGGGCGCAAGCTAAAGCCCAACAATCCGCGCAGCAACAAGCTCAACGACAGGCCCAACAGCAAGCCGCACAGGCGCAGCAGGCGATGAATCGTGCGAACCAGAGGCAGCCCGACGCGCAGCGTGCGTTGTCAGCAATAGGGGGGGCCGCGCGTGCGGGTCAGTCCGGCACTATGTTGACTGGCCCGCAGGGTGTCGATCAAGCGGCTCTCACCTTGGGCAAGTCCACCCTGCTGGGGCAATAACGTGGCCGAACAAACCGAGCGCAAACTGCTGCTTTCGCGCTGGGGGCAACTTAAGGCCGAGCGCGAAAGCTGGATTTCGCACTGGAAGGAAATCAGCGATTACTTGCTGCCGCGCTCTGGCCGTTTTTTTATCAATGACCGCAATCGGGGAGGGAAGCGGCACAACAACATCCTCGACAACACCGGCACGCGCGCGCTGCGCGTACTCGCCGCGGGGATGATGGCCGGTATGACCAGCCCGGCCCGGCCCTGGTTCCGCCTGACAACCTCGATTCCCGAATTGGATGAGTCTGCCGCCGTCAAGGCATGGTTGGCGAATGTCACGCGCTTGATGCTGATGGTCTTTGCCAAGTCGAACACTTACCGCGCGCTGCATTCGACGTATGAGGAGCTGGGTTTGTTTGGCACTGCCAGCAGCATCGTGTTGCCCGATTTCAAGGACGTCATTCGTCATCACACTTTGTCGGCCGGCGAATACGCCATCGCGGCCGACAACCAGGGCCGCGTCGATACGCTGTATCGGGAATTTCAGATCACGGTGGCGCAGATGGTGCGCGAGTTCGGCAAGGACAAGTGCAGCACCACAGTGCGGAACCTATTTGACCGCGGCGCGCTGGAACAGTGGGTAACGGTCATTCACGCCATTGAGCCGCGGGCCGACCGCGACCCGAACAAGCGCGACGACCGCAACATGGCGTGGAAGTCGGTCTATGTCGAGCTAGGTGCCGACGAAACCCGTACCCTGCGTGAATCCGGCTATCGGTCGTTCCGCGCACTCTGCCCGCGCTGGGCGTTGGCCGGCGGCGACATCTACGGAAACAGTCCTGCGATGGAAGCCCTGGGCGATGTGCGCCAGCTACAGCACGAGCAGCTGCGCAAGGCGCAGGGTATCGACTACAAGAGTAACCCGCCGCTGCAACTGCCGGTGTCTGCCAAGAACCAGGACATCAGCACCGTGCCGGGTGGGCTGTCCTACGTGGACGTGGCTGCACCCAACGGCGGCATCCGTACCGCGTTCGAGGTCAACCTCGACCTGTCACACCTATTGGCCGACATTGTGGACGTGCGCGAGCGGATCAAGGCGAGCTTTTACGCCGATCTCTTCCTCATGCTCGCCAACGGCACTAACCCGCAAATGACCGCAACCGAGGTGGCCGAGCGGCACGAGGAAAAGCTGCTCATGCTGGGACCGGTGCTCGAACGGATGCACAACGAAATCCTCGACCCGCTCATCGAATTGACGTTTCAGCGCATGGTCGAGGCCAATATCCTGCCGCCACCCCCGCAGGAAATGCAGGGCGTTGATCTGAATGTGGAGTTCGTTTCTATGCTCGCACAGGCCCAGCGAGCCATTGCAACGAATTCGGTGGATCGTTTCGTTGGCAACCTGGGTGTGGTGGCCAAGATTAAGCCCGAAGTACTTGACAAGTTCAATGCCGACCGCTGGGCCGACACCTACGCCGACATGTTGGGCATCGATCCCGAACTGATCGTGCCGGGTAATCAGGTGGCCCTCATTCGCAAGCAGCGTGCAGAACAGCAACAGGCAGCGCAGCAGGCTGCGCTGCTGAACCAGGGTGCGGACACGGCAGCTAAGTTGGGCAGCGTCGATACCAGCAAGCAAAACGCGCTTACCGACGTGACGCGCGCATTCAGCGGATACACCTGATAGGAGGCCGACATGTCGCTCAACAACATGAAGATGACCCCGGGGTGCCCGTGCCTTGCTGTCCAGCTCATAGAGTACGCACGCACATGAGCTATGAAGACCCTACCGATATTCGACGCCAGGAACGAGCGCAGGCCGACACCGATTTGCGACGCCGTCTGGTGCAGGATGCCGAGGAAGCGGATTTTAAGTGGCTCATGGGCAGTAAGCGAGGGCGCCGCATCGTGTGGCGCTTTCTGGAACGAGCCGGTGTGTATCGGCTTTCGTTCAACACTAACGCGATGGCGATGGCCTTCGCCGAAGGGAACCGGAACGAGGGCCTACGGATACTGGCGCAAATCCACACGCTCTGCCCTGAACTTTATGCCGTGATGGTGAAGGAACAGAACCGTGACAATCGAAACGCTGATGACGCAAGCTACAACGACTACTGAAGGCCAGCCTGCATCGCAACCGGCTGCCGAGCAGCCCGCTACGGGTGCGGGTGACGACGGTCAACAGCAGCAGCAACAGCCGACCCAGGAGCAAGGCGCTCAAGGCCAACAGCCGGCCGCGGACGCATCCAAGACCCAGGGCGAGGACAAGGCGAAGCCGCACGGCGCAACCGAGCAATACGAATTCCAGGTCCCGGAAGGCGTGGCGTTGGACGACGGCGTGTTGGGCGCATTTTCCGAAGTTGCCAGGGAATTGAACCTGCCCCAGGACAAGGCGCAACGGGTGCTTGACAAGATGCTGCCTGTGATGCAAACGCGCCATGCTGAGCAAATTGGCGAGTTCTACGCGGACATCGGCGGCCTGCCCGAAACCTGGGTTGCTTCTTCTACGGTCGACAAGGAATTTGGCGGCGACAAGCTGCAAGAAAACCTGGCTATGGCGAAGAAGGCGCGCGACGCCTTCGGTACACCCGAACTCACTACGCTGCTGAACAAAACCGGCCTGGGTAATCACCCCGAAATCATTCGGGTGTTTTACCGGGCCGGCCTGGCGATTAGCGAGGACCGCCTTGTGGTCGGCCACAACGGCAACCCGCCCAAGCAGGGCGATGCGCAGCGTCTCTATGCTGCTTCCAACATGAACCCGTAAAGGAGCGTTCCGAATGCCTACGCTTTCCAACACCAACCCGACGCTCGCCGATGTCGCGGCCCGCATGGCTCCGGATGGCAAGATCGACCCGCAGATCGTCGAAATGCTGAACGAAACCAACGAGATACTCGAGGACATGACCGTCATCGAGGCCAACGGTTTTACCGAACACAAGACTACGATTCGCAGTGGCCTGCCCACTGGCACCTGGCGCAAGCTGAACTATGGCGTGCAGCCCGAGAAGTCCCGTACCGTGCAGGTCAAGGACAGTATGGGGATGCTGGAAACCTACGCTGAAGTGGACAAGGCCCTGGCCGACCTCAATGGAAACTCCGCCGCCTGGCGCCTGTCTGAAGACCGTGCCTTCATCGAAGGCATGAACCAGACTCAGGCGAGCACGCTGTTCTATGGCGATTCCAGCATCGACGCCGAGAAGTTTATGGGCCTGACGCCGCGCTTCAACAGTTTGTCTGCGGAGAACGGCCAGAACATCATCGACGCCGGCGGCACGGGCAGCGATAACGCATCCATCTGGCTGACGGTATGGGGGCCGAACACCCTGCATACCATCTACCCGAAGGGTTCGCAGGCCGGTCTGCAATCGCGTGATCTCGGCGAGGACACGCTGATCGACGCCGATGGCGGCCGTTACCAGGGCTACCGTACCCACTACAAGTGGGACATCGGTTTGACACTGCGGGACTGGCGCTACGTTGTGCGTATCGCCAACGTGGACGTGTCAGAGCTGACGAAAAACGCTAGCGCGGGCGCTGACCTCATCGACCTGATGATTCAGGCGGTCGAACTCATTCCTAATGTCGGCATGGGCCGCCCAGCTTTCTATATGCCGCGCAGGATTCGCAGCTTCTTGCGTCGCCAGATCACCAACAAGGTGGCGGCCTCGACGCTGACGATGGAAGAAATTGCCGGCAAGAAGGTGGTGGCGTTCGACGGCATTCCGTGCCGCCGTACCGATGCGCTGCTGCTGACCGAAGCGCGTGTGCAGTAAGCATTCTAGGGGGATTTCATGATTATCGATAAATTGCTTCAGGTCTCGCATCAGCAAGCGATCACGAACAGCGCCGCTTCGACGGATGTGATCGACTTTGGGCAGGCGCATCCGAATACGGGCATGGATGATCGTAGCAAGATGGTTATTACAGTGACCGAATCGGCAACGGCTACAGGCTCGGCGACGGTGAAGTTCGCCGTACAAGATTCAGCGGATAACTCGTCGTTTGCCGATGTGGCGGTGACGGCGGCTGTGGGCAAAGCCGATCTCGTTGCAGGCAAGCAGGTGGTTATTCCCATGAGCACGCAACTGCGTCGTTACTGCCGGGTGTATTACACGGTGGATTCGGGACCGCTGACGGCAGGCAAGTTCTCGGCGCAGATTGTGATGGGTCTCCAGCAGAATGTGGCATACCCCGACAGTCCGCGCATTGCGTAACGAGGTGAAAGCATGAAAGTGACCGCATTGAAGCCGGGCTATTTCGGCAAGTTACGCGAGCCGGGCGACGAGTTCGACGTACCGGATGGCGCGAAGGCGTCTTGGTTCGCGCCGGCTTCAGCGGCCCAATACGCGCCGCGCATCAACAGAGCCCCCAAGCCTGATAGGAACCCGCGAGGTTCGGACGACAAGTCCGGTGGCGATTTGGTGTAACGAGTCTCTTTGGTGGGGAGATACCCGCGCATTTACAGGGGCTTCGCGCCCCTACTTTTTCTTGAGGCGCTTCGATGGCATCCGAGGTAGATATCTGCAATCTGGCACTTGCCTACCTGGGCGATGAGGCCACGGTAGCGGGCATCAACCCACCCGAGGGTTCCGTGCAGGCGGAATACTGCGCGCGCTTTTATCCGTTCGCGCGCGACTCGCTGCTTGAACTGCACACCTGGGGTTTCGCAACAAAATGCGCGCAGCTTGCCGCAATGGACATTTCTCGACCCGAGTGGCGCTTCGCCTATGCCCAGCCCGCCGACGCCATCAAGATTGTGGCCGTGCTGCCGCACGACGCGGCGAATATCGAGGCCGGCATCGACAACGCGCAGCCATTTAGTTGCGAAATCGACGACACCGGCGCCGACATCATCCTTAGCAATCAGGTCAACGCGGTGGCGCGCTATATCAGCCTGGTGAAGGATACGACCAAGTTTTCGCCGCTGTTCGTGCAGGCCCTTGCGTGGCATCTGGCGTCGATGTTGGCGGGGCCGCTGCTCAAGGGTGATGTGGGTGCTGCGGAATCGAAGCGATGTGTGAGCGCAATGCAGGCGTACCTGTCGCAGGCGATGGTGTCCGACGCCAATCAGCACAAGACCAAGCTGACCTACATGCCAATGTGGATGCGTGTCCGCGGCGCCAGCTTCGTGGAGGGCAATCTCCCCGGCTTGCCGAATGTGTGGAGGGGCTGATGTCCAACGTCCGCGTTCTGCAACGTTCCTTCGGCGGCGGTGAAATCAGCCCAGAAATGTTTGGCCGCATCGACGACGTAAAGTACCAGAGCGGCCTGGCCATCTGCCGCAATTTCGTGGTTAAGCCCCAAGGCCCGGTCGAGAACCGCGCTGGTTTTTCCTTCGTGCGCGAGGTGAAAGACTCGACCAAGAAGGTGCGGCTTATCCCGTTTACCTATTCGGTCACGCAAACGATGGTGATCGAGTTGGGTGCGGGCTATTTTCGTTTTCACACGGATGGCGGCACACTGCTGAATGGGGATACTCCCTACGAGATCGCCAACCCCTATACTGAGGCGGATCTATTCAGTATTCATTACGTGCAGTCTGCCGATGTACTCACGCTCGTACATCCGAACTATGCCCCGCGCGAATTGCGCCGCATAGGCGCGACCGACTGGCAACTGGCGACTATAGCCTTCATGTCGCCGGTGGCTATGCCTACGGGCGTGACGGCTACGTCAAACAACAAGGGCACCGACTACACCTACCGCTATGTGGTCACGGCCCTGGACGCCGAGGGTAAGACCGAATCTGCGCCATCGTCGGCCGGCATCTGCGCCAACAATTTGTTCACCAATGGTGGCGCCAACACCATCGCGTGGTCGGCGGCATCCGGCGCATCGCGCTACAACGTCTATAAGGAACAGGGCGGCCTGTACGGCTATATCGGGCAGACTACCGGCACTTCTCTGGTGGACGACAATATCGCGCCCGACTTGTCCGTCACGCCGCCGATCTACGATGCCGTGTTTAACGCCGCCGGCGATTACCCGGCGGCCGTTTCGTATTTTGAGCAGCGCCGCTGCTTTGCCGGAACGATCAACAAGCCGCAAAACATTTGGATGACGCGCAGTGGCACCGAGTCGGCCATGTCATACTCGTTACCTGTACGCAGCGATGACCGAGTGGCTTTCCGGGTGGCGGCGCGTGAGGCCAACGCGATTCGGCATATTGTGCCTTTAACCGAGTTGCTGCTTCTTACGTCGTCGGGAGAATGGCGGGTGGCATCTGTCAACTCCGACGCGGTGACACCCACGACCATTAGTGTGCGCCCGCAGTCCTATGTCGGTGCTACGGACGTACAGCCCGTAGTGGTTAACAACACGGCCATCTATGGCGCGGCGCGTGGGGGCCATGTGCGCGAGTTGGCCTATAACTGGCAGGCCAACGGTTTTGTCACAGGTGACCTGTCTTTGCGTTGTGCACACCTGTTCGATAATCTCAACATCCTGGATATGGCCTACGCGAAAGCGCCGCAGCCTATCGTGTGGTTCATCAGCAGTAGTGGCAAGTTGCTGGGGCTGACTTACGTGCCTGAGCAACAGATCGGCGCCTGGCATCAGCACGATACGGAGGGTGTGTTCGAGTCCTGCGCGGTGGTGGCAGAGGGCAATGAAGATCGGCTCTATGTCGTGGTCCGTCGCATCATCGGCGGCAAGGAAGTGCGGTATATCGAACGAATGGCCTCGCGTCAGTTCGATGCCCAGGCGGACGCTTTTTTTGTCGATAGCGGTTTGACCTATTCCGGCGAGCCGGTCACTCATATCAGCGGCCTGGAACACCTCGAAGGAAAAACGGTCAGCATCCTGGCCGATGGTGCGGTGCATCCGCAACGCATCGTCACGTCTGGCGCTATCGACCTAGACGTGCAAGCCCGCACTGTGCATGTCGGCCTGCCCATTACCGCGGATATGCAAACGCTGCCGGTGACGATGCAACTGGATGGCAGCTTTGGCCAGGGGCGCGTCAAGAACATCAACAAGCTGTGGTTGCGTGTGCATCGGTCGTCGGGAATTTTTGCCGGTCCGTGTGTGGATGCCCTGACCGAAGTCAAGCAGCGTACGTCAGAACCCTATGGTTCGCCGCCTGCCCTTAAGAGCGAGGAAATTCCGCTCGTGCTGTCGCCGAAATGGGGCGATAGCGGGCAACTGTTCGTGCGCCAGGCCGATCCGTTGCCGTTGACCGTGGTGAGCATGACGGCAGAACTTGCCATCGGTGCGTAGGAGAAAAAATCATGTCAGGAGCCACATTCGCTAAGGCATTTTCGAGCTTGGCTCTCGGGTCTTCTGTTGTCAGTTTAGGCTCCGGTGTCGTGGGCAGTTATTACGGAGCAAAGGCGCAGAAAAATCATCTGAATTTCCAAGCGTCTATTGCGGATATAGATGCTCGCATTGCTGAACTGGGGGCTCAACAGGAGCTACTACGCGGCCAGCAGGAGGTCGGTCGCTTGACCTTGGGTGCTGGGCAGTTAAAGGGGCAGCAGCGTGCGGCTTTGGCCGCCAGTGGGATTGATCTAGGCGAAGGCAGTGCAGCGGAGGTACAGGTATGGACCGATATGCTCAAAGACATCGATGCCAGTACGCTGACGGCCAATGCGGTGCGCAGTGCTTGGGGGCACCGTATTCAGGGCGTGAGTTTGCAGGGCGAAGCGCGGATGACCCGGGCGCAGGCTAAGGGGATCCGGCCCGGTATGTCGGCCGCGACCTCGTTGTTGGAGAGTGCGGGTAGTGTGGCGTCGTCCTGGTATAAGCATGCGCAGCATCACCCGGATCGCAAGATCGAACACGACTCTATTGATGATCTCGCTTCGTCTAAAGGGTGGTGGTGACCGTGCCGCGTGTGCCCACCTACGACAACTTACAAGTGACGCCTAATGGTCTGCCGCAGGTGCGATTAAACGTGCCATCGGCACCTGGCATAGCAGGCCAGCAAGCGCAGCAGATAGGTGTTGCCACGCAGCAGCTGGGGAATCAGGTGGCCGCTATTGCCGCTGATATACAGCGCAAGGCGAGCATGGCCGAAATGATGGAAGCGGAACGCGAACTTGCGGATTGGCAGATAAATGCGTTGTACAGCCCTGATGGGGGAGCATTGGGTCTGCGCGGCAAAGCAGCGTCCGGAATTGTTAAGGCGATGACGGAGCGCTTCGATAGTGAAGTGCAGAGATTGTCTGGGTCGTTTTCTTTACCGGCGCAACGTCAGGCGTTTCAGCGTTTGGTGCAATCGCGTCGTATACAGATGCAGATGCAGTTGGCCGCGCACGAGCGTTCGGAGTCCGAGGCTTATGTAAAAGGGCAACTGCAAGGAACGTTGCAGACAAGTCTTAACGCAGCGGCATTACAGTTCGCCGATCCCCAAGCGGTGGAGCAGGAAATCCGGCGTTCGAGTGGTGTTTTAAAAGCCTTTGGGGCTTTGCAGGGATGGTCTGAAGAGCAAACGCAAGCGGCTATTCATGCACAGATATCGGAGATGCGCAGTGCAGTCGCAGAGCGCGTCATTCAGGAAGATCCATTCAAGGGGGTAGAGTATGTTCAGAGCAACATCAGCCAGTTCAACGCGGCTGAAGGAGCTCGCTTGCAGAAAGTGGCCACCAGTACCATGGAATCAAAGCTGCGCTTGGCCCTTGCCTATGAAGATCGTGCGCAACGCATTCGGCAGAGGCAAGACCAGATCATTGCTAAACAGGTGGCCATGCAAGGTGATGTATTGCTATCCCAGGGAAAGTTGAGCGCAGACTGGATTGAGCGTAATCGTGATCAGCTTACGCCACAGGATTATCGGTACTTCTACGGCAAGCTGGAAGGTTCCCAGGAGCGGACCGATCTATCGGTCTATGCAGCGCTACGCGCTCGCATCGCCTCGGGTGAGGACGTATCTAAGGAGGCCAGAGAGTCCCTCCAGCTCGGACTATTGAAGCCAGACGACTTCAAGCGCCTGACGGAAATACAGGAGTTTTCCAGTCTCTCTGGTGAGGTTCCATCTGTTTACAAGCGAGGGGTTCAGTACATTCAGAATTCGCTGCGGGTGTCAGAATTAAATCCTGACCCGGCTGCCGCGCAGCGTCAGGCTAGCGCGCTGAATGATTGGGATGACTACCTGAAAGTCAATCCGAAGATCTCGGAGCGTGAGGCGCAACAGGAGTATGAGCGCATTGTCGAAGAATATGCGTTAGCTGATACGCGCCAGATGTCTCTCACGAAGCGCATGCCGCGCTATGCCGTTGGGGACCGCCAGAACTTGGACATCGATGCTACTGCGCAGAGGACCGTAGAGGCCTTCCGTAAGAAGCATGGCGACGACCCCGACGCGATGTTGGCTGATCCAGAGTATCAACAGCAGTCTCGGTTGATCGAAGAATGGAAAGCCATTATGGCGAAGGCTGCTGCTAAGCGAGTTGCCCGCCCGAGTAACGGAGAACGTAATGGCCGGCAGTGACGATCTGACTTCAACGGTAATGGCTGTCCGCGAGGCCAGCACTTCATTGTCGGCAGGAGCACGTTTGTTGGATCAGTATTGGCCGGCCGCGCCAGTGTCTAGCGTGTCCCGCGGGCAGCGTTCGGGGGCCTGGACGGACGTCGGGCCTGACGGTGTGATGAACATCAATATTGCCCAGGAAGATCCGCCCAACATGGTCGAGCGGGTTGCTAAAGATGTCGGCCGTGGTGTGATCGAGCTGCCCCGCAGTGTGGTCGGGGGCGTACGCGATGCCGTTCAGAATACAGTGCTTGAACCGATCAACGGCCTAGCTTCCTGGCTGGAAGAGCAGTTCCCCCTTGGGTCGATTGAAATCGGATCAAGTGGTGTGCGTCACAGTGATGAAAGCCGCGATTTCTCACTACCGAATGTGGCAGAAGGCGAGACGGTCACTGGCGACATGGTGCGTCATGTGACGCAGTTTCTTGTCGGCTTTCTGGGTCCTGGGAAGTTGGCGGTCACGAAGTTTGCACCCGCGGCTCGATTGGGCACGGCAGGCCGAGCCGCCGTGCAGGGCGCTGTGGCTGATTTTTCGGCCTTTAACGAGCATGAGGCGCGGCTGTCGGACCTGCTTCAGGAGGTGCCGGCAATTCGGAATCCGGTCACAGAATATCTTGCCTCAAGTGAAGATGATGGCTTTATTGAGGGGCGGTTGAAGAATGCATTGGAAGGGCTCGGGCTGGGCGTAGCGACGGAGGGGCTGATACGAAGCCTCAAGGCGATGCGAGCTGCACGGATCGCCAAGCGCGCAGAGTCTGAAGTTCAGGCAACGGCGGCCGCGGTCCGGCCAGAGATTGCGCAGGATGCCTTCGAACTGCTTGGTGACGAGTCAGCCCCCGCGCTGGCGACACGTGAGGTCGGTCAAAGTCGTGTTGCTGGGCCTGCTTCGGACGATCTTGATTTGGCAGAGCATGCCGCGCACGGTATTGCCCAGCCGGTCGAGCCAGAGGCTTACATCAATTTCGCCAGAATTGACGCGCCAGAGGATGTGCAGAACGTCATGCAGCAAATGGCGGATGCTTTTAAAGGTGACGTGGATGCAGCCCGGCGCGGCGAAAAAATGACGTTTGCCCAGATGGAGCTGAGTGCTAGCCAGGAGGATGCCTTCAAGGTGCTATTGGACCGTCGGCAAGGTCAACCGTTGAACGCCGAGCAGTCCCTCGCTGCTCGGCAGCTTTGGGCGGCATCGGGGCAGAAACTGACCGAAGTGGCCAAGATCGCCGCCGACAATCCCAGTGAAGCCAATCTCTTTGCCTTTCGAAAGATGTTGGCGACCCACTACGCCATCCAGAACGAGGTTATCGCGGCTCGCACGGAAACCGCCCGCGCGTTGGCGTCGTGGCGCATCCCTGCTGGCAGCGGTATGGAGCGTTTTGCGCAGATTGAGAACGCGCTGCGATCATCGGGAGACCTTGATTTGTCGCGGGAAATGGCTACCCGTATAGCCGCGCTCAGCCAGGCTGGGATGCACAGGGAGTTGGATCAGATTGTTCGCGGGTCTGTTTGGGCTCGCAGCCGGGATGCGTTCCTTGAAGCCTGGGTCAACGGTTTGCTTTCGTCACCGCCGACCCACTTGGTGAACATGATGAGCAATACCAGCGTGATCTTCCAACAGATGTACGAACGCGCTGCGGCTGCCCAGATTTCTCGCATTCTAGGGGTAGATGGAGGGGTTCAGTTGGGAGAGGCCACCGCTCAATTGTTCGGGATGCTCTCAGGGTTTAAGGATGCACTGCGCTATTCCGCGAAGTCGTTTCTCACCAACGAAACCGGCTATGGGATGGGCAAGATTGACTTGCCGCGTGCCCGGGCGATTAGCGCCGAGGCATGGGGCCAGGCAAAAGATTCGCCTTTGGGTCGGTCGTTGGACGTGCTCGGCGCAGTCGTCACCATGCCGGGCCGCGCCCTCGGGGCCGAGGATGAGTTTTTCAAAACCCTTGGGTATCGGATGGAGCTGAATGCTCTCGCGGTGCGTCGGGCAACCCATGAGGTGAATTCGGGAATCATCCGATCGGACCAGGTTAAGGAACGAGTCGCAGCTATCGTCAGCGATCCGCCCACTGATCTTCGCCTTGAAGCCATCGATCAGGCGACCTACCAAACGTTTACCAGCGCGCCGGGTGAATTGACCAAAGCAATTACGCGTGGGGTGAACTCGGTGCCATTGGCTGGCAGACTGATCCTGCCGTTTGTGCGGACTCCCGCCAATATTCTGAAGTATTCGTTCGAACGCACGCCTCTGGCGCCTCTGATGGCGCATGTGCGTGCGGATATCGCCGCCGGTGGTGCGCGTCGGGATATCGCCTTGGCCCGAATCACCACGGGTAGCCTGTTGATGGCGACGGCTGCGGATATGGCGATGTCGGGCGTGCTAACAGGTCGAGGACCTTCAGACCGGCGTGAGCGGCAAGCGATGGAACGTAGCGGTTGGCAGCCCTACAGTATCAAGGTAGGGGATCGATACTTCGCTTATAACCGTCTTGACCCTATAGGTACGTCGTTGGGACTGTCCGCTGACATGGTGGAAATCTTGGCCAATATGGATGATGACGAGGCGTTAGGAGACGCAGAAGTTGAGCGCACTCAGGCGGCTATCGTCATGTCCATAGCCAACAACGTCATGAATAAAACCTACATGTCCGGCTTGGCGGAATTGGTGACGGCGATGTCTGATCCTCAGCGGTACGGAGAGGGCTATTTTCAGAGATTCGCGGGATCGCTCGTGCCAGCCGGTGTGGCGACGGCGGCGCGTGCCACGGATCCGTATGCGTTGGAAGCAGATACCATGTTGGAACGTATCCGTAGCCGCATTCCGGGGCTGACAAAGGATTTGCCGGTTCGCCGTGATTTATGGGGTGAGCCGATTGCGTATCGTTCTGGCCTAGGCGCGATCTACGACGCGGTAAGTCCTATCTACAGCCGTCGGGAAAAGCCGAGCCCTATCGACAAAGAAATGTTGCGCTTGGAGGCCTTTGTCAGCGCTGCGCCGAGAAAAACAGGTTTTGATGGCGTCACGATCAATTTAGCGAATTACCCCGGCGCATACTCGCGTTTTGTAGAGCTTGCTGGCCGAGGGGTCAAGAATACTTTTGGGCTAAGTGCCAAGGACTATCTTGATGCCGTGGTAACAGGCAAGCACGTGATGTCGGCCGTGTACGAAAGGCTCGGAGATGGTCCAGATGGGGGCAAGGCGGATTTCATCAGGAAAACCATCAACGATTTCCGGGCGTTGGCGAAAAAGCAATTGCTGGAAGAATACCCTGCGATAAAAGTAGATGTCGCGGCAAAAAAACGAGCGATACAGCAGGAGAAGTTAGATGCGCTGATGGGCAGGTAGTCCTATATCTTCTTCAGAGGAGATTCATCACATTAAGCGCGAGTTCTGGCAAAACGCATGAGTCGGCTGTCGTCGTTTTCAGGTTCCAGGAGACCCATTAAGGGTGCCCGTGCCTCAACCTTGGGGAGGTAGCCTTTGCGCTACACCTAGGGTTCCTGCTATGTCCGTTCAAAGTACACATCGAGTTGCTGGACCGTATGCCTGCAATGGCCTGACCAAGCAATTTCCGTTTGACTTTAAGGTGTTTAGCGCTGATGAGGTCGTCGCTATTTTGAGCGATGCAGACGGCGTGGAGTCCACGCTGAATCTGGGTACGGATTACGCAGTGGCGCTGAACGACAACCAGAATGCTAACCCTGGCGGATCGTTAACCACGCAACAGGTGTACGGCGCGGGCTATCGGGTGACGCTGACAAGTGGAGTTACCAACACCCAACCTCAGACACTGACCAACCAAGGCGGCTTTTATCCCAAAGTGCTGGAGGATGCGATGGATCGCAACACGATCCAGGTGCAACAGTTGGCCGAGCAAGTGGCTAGGTGTGTGAAGGTGGGGATTTCGGATGTCCGCAAACCAGAAGAGCTGTTGGCGGCCATTTTTGACAGCGTGCGTCAGTCGCAAGAGAACGCCGCGCAGGCGCAAGGCGCTCGCGACACGATTACCGCTCTTTGGAATCTTGTGCAGTCGGCCGCTCAGGAGGGTAAGGAGCGGTGGGATGAACTGCTAAGTATCGTTCGGCAGGCCGGCGGTAGGGCGGTGGCAGGGACTTACCCGAAGGTGACCGTCGATGCGAGGGGTTGGGTGACGGCGGGCTCAGCGTTGAGCGAGAGCGACGTGCCAACGTTGCCAATAGATAAAGTGCAAGGGCTTCAAGCCATGCTAGATGGCAAGGCGGCATCAAGCCATAGCCATGAAATGGCGCAGGTCAATGGACTGCAAACCGCGCTCGACGGCAAAGCGGCAACACACCATACGCATGATTGGTCGCAAATTACCGGTACGCCGGATAGTCTGGGCGTAGGGCAGACCTGGCAGTCGGTGAGCCGGGCAGCGAATACGACGTACACCAACACGACCGGCAAGCCCATCATGGTGCACGTTCAATCCACGGGGGATCAATCGGTGACAGTAGCGTCCATCACGGTTCAGGGCCAAACGCTGCTGAGCCAGAGCTACAACGGGCGAACCGCCAGCATCAGTGCGATTGTTCCACACCAAGCGGCTTATCAGGTGAGTGGCAGCCCATCGATGGTTGTGCGCGAGCTGAGGTAAGAGCGATGGATTTCAAATACTACCGAGACCCCACGAACGGGGACGTGTATGCCTATGAAGGCGATGGCAGCCAGGATGCGTACATCAGGGAAGGTCTAGTTGCGATGACCGATGATGAGGTAAAGGCGCACTTGAGCGCCCCGTCCAGTCATACGGTTGCGCCAACTTCCGTGACAATGCGGCAGGCTCGGCTGGCACTGCTAAAACTCGGCCTCCTGGCCCAGGTCAACGCCGCCGTTGCAAGCCTGCCAGGTGATGAGGGTGAGGCTGCGCGTATCGAGTGGCAGTTTGCTGGCTCCGTGGAGCGAGGCAGTGAGCTGGTGGGTGCCTTGTCCCAGGTGCTGGGTTGGTCCAGTGCGCGGCTCGATGAGCTATTTGAACTGGCGGTCACATTGTGAATGGTGGATGGATCTGCCGAATGTGGCATTGGGAAGAGCAATGGTTAGCGTTGGTTTGAGCTATTGGAGAGTGGACTGCTGTGTTGAACCCGCGGAAGCGCCATTTCTGATCAATGGCACTGTCTTGGATCTGCAAGCGCCGTTACTTCTGACGAAGTTAACCAGGATCACAGGCGGCGCCGGGACCCAGACGCTGTCTGGGCGCATTAGCAACCATCAACCCTATTTTGCTATCGGAGCCGTGCAGGTGCTGCCGCAAACATCATTGATGGTGCCAGGTTATCGCTTGGCTCGGCTGACCGGCGTAGTGGGAGGTGGGCTACAGGGGCAAGGCATCAGCAGTACGCAGTTGCCCGTACAGGCCTATCACTTTCGGTCGGTGGGTGAATACAAAGAGGTGCAGCTCCAAGCCGTCCAAGACGGCTTGGCCAAGATGGTCAAGGTGCGCTTTGCTGGACAGTCTGAGGGCATTGTCGCCGGGGTCGTGTATGCCAAAGATGCGGACGCGGCGATGCTGGGCGCGGACTTTGACGTGATCGAGGCCCGAGATCAGCCGGCCAGTAGCAGTTACCAGGATCCTGGTTACGGTTGCGTGGGCTTGGTGCTGGATGGGATCCCGGCCAGGTCGGTGATCAGATATGAGTTGGACACCGATGCGGTGCTGACGGTCAGCGGTGACAACGACTATTCAGGATCCACGTTTGTTGTCTCAGGCACGGTGCGCGCCGGCAGCGTCAACGCCTTTGGGGGAAGCCAAGTTGTGGTGATGCGTAATGGCACGCTGGATAAGGCAGGGTTGCGGTTGAGCAACAAGATTACCAATCGTGGCGGTGTAATTTTGGGGTAGCGAGATGGATCTCAGTTCGAGCCCGGAAAAGGCAGCTCTAACCGCGATGTATGGCGGGGGAGGGAGCGCGTTGATTTTTGGTTTGTCGGCCAATGACTTTTTTGCGTTGGTGGGTGCGGTCGTGGCAGTCGTTGGTCTGGTCGCTAATCTCTGGTTTAAGTACCAGCACCTTAAGATCGCACGCGAAGCGGCAGCCAAGACGGACAAGGAAGATGCGTGATGCAGCCAGGACAAAGGATCAAGGGCGGCGCGGCCGCCCTTGTTGCGTCTGGCGTGCTGATTTTGGCCTCGGCGGGGCTGATGGGCTTTCTCGGGCGCTGGGAGGGGGAGGGGCAGC